GTTGTTGCATACCTTGAGCTTGTTCTTGTTGTTGCATTACTGCTTTAACAAATTGTTCAAAAGATAAATCTCCACCTTTGTTTTTATATTTTACAAATTCTGTCATAAGCATTTGTTCTGCTTGTGCGTTTCCTGCACCACCACCCATGTTTAAAAATGTTTGTGCTGGTCTCATTCTTTGAGCTGCTTGCATTCTTATAACTTCTTCTTCATCATCATCTGTGTCTCCACCCATTGCAAAATTTGCTCTACCACCGTCAGCTGCGTAAAAGTTTTGACTAACATATTTTTTCTTAGGCATAAAGTTTAGACCTACGCCTTTGTCACCTAAACCACTGTAATAATTTTTTGCACGTTGTACTTGTGCTGCTGGGTTTATTTGTTCAACAACAGTTTCTTCTTCACCTTCGTCACCACCTTTCATAAATAAAGGAGCTAAACTTGCTACACCTAAACCACCGAGTGCTAGTTTACCCATACTAAATTTAGAATTTGGATCACTTGAATCAGTTCTAAACATGTTACCAACATTTCCTAGAAAACCTCTACCACTTTTTAATTTTCCAAAAAAACCAGGTTTTTGTTGAAAGGGCCCCATCTGTGGATTAAATCTTCCACCCAAATAACCAGGTATGTTTTTTAAATTCATGAGACCAGCAGGATTTGCCATTCTTGACATAAAAGATCCACCGGCTCCACCTAACGCTGTTGAACCACCTAAGTAAGCACCGCCTGCATATAACAAAGCAGCTTTACCTAAATCTGATTTAGCAATTTTCTTAACACCACGTACAGCTTTCTTTACAAAGCTACCTAAGCCGTAGTTCTGTCTAGGAGCCATAAGACCCATATCAGCATAACCGCCTTGGTTGTACATTTGTCTAGCCTGTTGTGAGTTTGTAATTGCCATATTTTAATCCTAGTTTATCTGTTCTACTTGGTTTTACTAAACAAATCAAGAGTAGGCATGATAACTTTTACGTCCTGTGCCATCTCTTCTGCCTTATAACCCTTAGCTTCCCAGTCTTTTTTTTCCTTAAAAATCTCACCAGTCTTAAGGTGCCTGTAAGTCTCTTCTACTTTTGCATTATATACTTTCATTAGTCTATCTTCTCCTTTTTAATATTTAAATAACTGATGGCTATGTCAAACGAGCCTGTATTACTTGATTGTATTGTAAAAGCACTGCCGCCTTCTACTATTAAAGGCTGTGTTAATAATTCTGTTGTAACATTTGCTGTAAGTGCCACTGATTTAATGGCTGTAATACTGTTATTAGTTACAGTCACCGTTGGTGTACTTGCTGATGTAACAAGCAGTGATTTAATAATTATAGTTTCATTAACTAAAGGATTACCTGCTCCAAATGGAACTAAAGCATTACCCGTTGTATCATTATCTATACCTTTAAATTTATATTGGTTTACTACTGCCATTATTCTAAAAAGAAACTCTTAGCTTCTATCTCCTGTTTTACTTCTTCCTGAAAAGAAGAATTTAATTTTGTAATAATACCATCAAGATCTCTAACTAATGATTGCATATTAGTTTGCTCATATTCTTTTGCTGCTCTAGTTAATGATTGTACAATTTTTGCCATTATATTAATCTGTGTTCTACTTGTCTTAATACCTCTTTATCAAATCCAGATAAATCAACACCTGCATTACTTAAGAAACTCTTAGCAACACCGTCACCGTTGTAATCAGCGAACTCAATATCGTTAATAAAGATTCTTCGGCCCGTTGTATCTAGAGAATAAACTACTGGTATCTTATCAATTTTAACTGCAAGTGGACTATCTTCAACCATAATAAATTTATCATCTTCTTTGACAAAATGACTACCTGCAACTGTAACACCTTTGTAATTGTAAATAACATCACCAGAAAATTTAAATTGAAATACACCTGTAACTTTTCCACCTTTAGTATCATCACCCAATTCAATATCTTTAATTTTTTTCTCACTACCATCAGTCATTTGAATAAGAGTATTTGGTTCAAAACACTCGTTACCTGAATCATATCCACTGCCTTCAGCCGCTTGTCCACGACCCTCTGTTGAAGCGTTATCTCTACCAATAGCATCTTTAGTATCTTGGTTTAATCCACCATGCCAAGATTTATATGGATCTTTTATATTACTTACAAGTCCACTAATACCTTTTGATAAGGCAAACCCTATAGGATTCATTGCAAAAAGACCTGCAGCTTTAACTGCATCCCAACCTGTCAAACCTGAATCATTTTTATTATCCTCATCATCATCGTCATCGTCTGGACCATTTCCACCATCGCCTCCCGGTGGTATGTATGCTTTTGGAGCAGGAGCTTGAGTCATAATTCCACCCATAGAATTAGCATACGATACAGGAGAACCATCTCCTTCATAACTTATACCTGAAGTAGGGACATAATCATTTTGTAAATATTCTGTTTGAGGAACAAATTTATCTCCAGCATCATAGATAGCTTGGTCTTTTGCACTATAAAAACCAGGTGTGCCATTAGCAAAATTTAATCGTGCTATACCACCATTGTTAAAAGGCGTTCTACCAAAAAAATATTTATCGGCCATTATCTCATTCCCCCTGGTGCAATGTCTAATCTAAATGTACCTAGTTTCCAATCTTGATTGGTTGCTGTGTTAGAAATTTTTAATGCAATAGACCTTGCTCTTATTCTTGTGCTCTGAAAAGTTTTAGATGAGTTAATTGTAAATTCTTTAACAGCTGGTGTGCTATTAGGATAAGCTCTTGTTGTGAAACTAACTTTAGTGTCACCAGTCTGTGTAATAAAATCAGGTATAAATCTACTTATTCTCATAATGTATTCTCCGTCTCCTCTAAGATCTGGTGTACCCACAGCTTGACCTGAATTACTTCTTTTTTGTGTAATGTCAAAGTCTCCTGATTCTATAAACGCTGGTATTGCTACAGCAATATTACCTGCATTTACTTCGTCAGTCCCTGTTTCCTGGTTATAGTATATCGTACTACCTTGCGTATTACCAGTAACATCGAAAGAAGCGTTATCATTTGATCCATAATAAGTAGCATGGGGTTTATTAAATACAGCAGAATCTTGCCAAGCAGTTCTAGCTAGACTACCTGTTGTCCATATCGGTTGCTTAGCTGATGAATCTAAATAATTATACGTGACTACTCTATCAACTTCATCGGAGGCTTCACTAGGATAAAACCAATTTATCTCTCCAAACAAATTGTTTAACCCACAGTTAATTAAATCTCTCGAGGTATCATTAATACTATCATAAACATAATCTTCAACAAGACATGGCATAGATTGCAGCTGACCATCATAAGTAAAGAAGCCGTTCTCTGACATCCAATAAGCAGAGCCATCTACTTCCATACATGCATTCTTACCAAACAATCCACAGTTAGTTCCTACCTGTTCAAAGGAGAAAGTAAAAGGTTGTCCTACAAATTTCATCAAGAACAATGCAGTATCGGTCCACACATAAATTGCATCCCTACCTTTAATAGCTCCCATAATTTTAGAACCATCCGCAAGTCTTTGTGTACCTGCAGTGTTTTCAGCTCGTACGGTGTATGAATCTGTTTCATCAATACTTTCTTGGTCCGAGAATCTTATAAACATATCATCTTGTGTTGTAGAATTTCCAACAGTTGTTTCAGTTCCAAAAAATACTAAGTGTCTGTCGGGAGTTGAAACCAATACATGACGTGAAGCTGTTGGTGCATTAGGTAATATGGTTGCTCTAGTTGATGTAGCATTACTAGCAGCTGCATCCCATTCAAAACATTTATCATTATAAATAAGTGCAATAAGTTTTGTACCGTAATTATCAAGAATCCATAAACCAGGATCAATAGTAAAGTCAGTAGAAGATGCACTACCCCAACCTGCGTATGAAGTTATGTTTGTAATTGCAGCTCCTGCAGAATGTGTGGCTGCTGTTGTGCCATTAACTCCTCTTGCTCCACCGCTTAAAGTATTAGTGGTAGTGTTATTATTTGTAAAAGAAATAAATT